CCGCTCGGTGGACGCCCGCCACCTTTGCCTTGCCCCTTACCCTTGTCCTCGCCGCCCAAGCCTTCGACTTGAGCGATCTGCGCGGCCTTCGCTTTCATCTCCAGGAGTTCAAACTGCTCGTGCTTGTACTTCTCGAATTCAGTTGCTCCTGGCGTGTTTCCCCAATTCTCGACGCCAAGTTTCTTCATGGCCGTGGAGAACGATACTGGCATCCCGCGTTGCAAGAAGTTCAGCCACTTCATTTGCTCCTGCATCTGCGTGACGTTCAGCAAGAAGCTGGGAACCGAAATCACTTCCAAGTTCTGCGCGAACCATTTGGCGCGTTCAAGCCGCGAAACCTCGCTTTGCTTGCCTTGATCCTTTTCCCACGGCATGTGAGATGGCACGATTGAATTGGGCTCGAAATCGAATACCGCTGTCGAAACTCCATCCGGACCAATGTATGACATCAGTTTCCGTGTGCTGAAATACTGCAAGATCATAAACTTCAGCATTTGCGCGATCTTCGAGTGTGCGACTTCCAAGTTCCCTGCAATGCCTTTCGCAATCGGCCCGATGGTTTCAAGAAGTTTGTCAGCCGTCTCGCTTGACAGATTAAATTTCAATTGCGCGAGGCTTCCGAGATCGTTCAGGCCGAGAGTCTTCTGCCGCAACTTGTCCAGAAGCTCGTACATACTGAAGTCTTCTTTGTTGACGTTCACGCTGTCAGGAAGCAATGATTGCAAGGCTTTTCTCGGATCTCCATCCACGCCAATCGTGTTGCCGTTTTCCTCCAGCCAGTCGAAGTGCTTGAGGTCTTCGCGAGGAACTCCCATATTCAAATCGTAGCCTTTCACGGGATTCATCTTGGCGCGAAGTACGCGATACATGATGTCGAGAAACGCTCTGCTGCCTTTTTCTACGCTCGCAACATCGTCCAGAAGAGAATAGCCGATCGCCATCCAAGGCCAGTCATCCACATCGTACTGCACCGGAGGCATCTGTCCGTGCAAGTCGAATGCCGGACCATCGTAGAGCGGGGCATTCATTCCAGGGTTGGTGATAATCTGCCGCAGATTCGGATAGATTCTGCAATCTTCCGCTTTGGCTTGGCGCGAGGCTGGCAAACCGTTCTCGGGATCGGTCCACGATATTAGAGCGCCCACCGAAGGAACTTCGTAGGACCAACTTGTTAGGGGAACCTGCTTGCCGTCTCGCTCTCCCCAGTCACCCATGGGTAGCATCTTCCCTGTGCGATTGATTCTCAGGTCGCGCACGAAAGTATGCCGAATTTCGCAGTAGCGTTGCTCCCAGTCCTGTTTTTCGTTTCCGTAGCGCCGATCCCAGTATTCGTGACGACGGACCTGATTCGGAGAAGTGTACTTGAATCGAGAGATGGGAATTAGTAGTTCCTGATGATTCGGAAATCTCGCATGGGATTCCGCGACCCCCATGCATTCAACGATGGTGTTGGAATAGGCACCTTGGGTATCGTTTGACGTAGGAACCTGAGTCGGCAACACTTCCCGTGGTCCGAGTGCGACAAACTCTATGTCGCCGGTCCCCCATCCAAACTCGTTGCGAATGTATCGCGGCCAGAGATAGCCGCGTTTGAGTGTAACTGAATACTGGAGTGCTTGCCGGGACTGGCGCGGGAAGTGGGACTTCTGGTAGACAACTTTCACTACCTTGTTGAACATTTCGACAATCGACTTGAATTGTTCGGCCCCCGTGCCATAGGTTGCGATCTCGCGTATGTCGGAGATGGTTTCGACAAACTTGCGAATATCTGATTTTAGACTGTTGGATTTGAGTTTCTCTGTGCCGGCAGCGCTCAGAAGCGCTAAGTTTGTTTCGCTGGAAGAAACATTTTGACTCTCAACCCAAGTCTCGCCTTCTTGAATCTGCTCCGTTACCCAATTTTGGCGAACAAGTGGGTCGGACTCGAAAACGGGTACTTGCCAGTCGAGGAGCTTTTGTTCCACGCGTGGATAATACTACAAACTTTCACAGATTTCTCCGGGAAAAGGAACTGCGGAACCGGCAAGGCTCCCTACGGCCCGAGCGTATTGCTCCGATCCGACTTCAAATCCCCACTTCTTTTTAAACGCTTCACGGTCGCGATTGGCCTGCGCGTGAATCTGTTCAGCCTCTTCAGGAGATGCAAGGCGTAACGTCGAACTGCGCTCGTGGTAGAACGGAAGATGGGCAGTCAACAATGGCACGCCTTCTCTCGCTGCCCGAATGTGGTAGTCGCAATCCTGCGCGTAGAATTTCATTTTCTCGTCAAATGGACCAATCTTTCTCCAAGCCGACCGGCGAATCAGGAAGGCCGAGAAATCAGGACCGCCAGCCAGGGGCACTCTGCCGGGAAGTTCTTTCATTTCGTCCATCGTGCCTACTGAAAAGCCGGAAACAAATGGCGCATCGTAGGAAAGTAACTCTCGATAAAACCATGGTGCGAGGACGACATCGTTATTCAAGACAAGGCAGTGTTCGTGATCTAGTTCATCAAAGAAAAACTCTAACTCCCGATTCCACCCGGCGCTCACGCCGATGTTCTCTGTGGCCTTGTAGGAAACGTACTGATCCTGTCGCAACCAGTCGAGCGTTCCATCTGTCGAGCCGTTATCGTGAATGAGAACTGAGACTTGAAGGGACTGCTCTTTCACGGACTGCACACATCGTTTCGTCAGTTCGCAGCAATTGTGGGTAAGAATGATACAAGGATTCATTTCCATCTCCCGGCATCGACCATCGCTTGAATCTCCGGTCGTCGTGGGCCGCCGACGTTCTGGGAAGGGTCGTTGTAATTTGTGGTTGACCAGTTGCGGTACGGGCTGTCAGGTTTCAAAACTTCGCTGGTCGTCTGTCCGCATTCTCGGCACTCGAAGGTGACTTTGTTTCCCCAACCGCAGCGAGCAAACAGATAGACGAACGCCAAGTCCTTAGCGTGCTTGCAAACGTCAGTCATACTCCTCCACTGAAAGGTGCACGTCTGAGTTCCGTGTAGTTCAATTATGCACCGCTAAATATTCTTCGCATTTTCCGTGACGCACGCCTCGACGCATCAGTTCTTCGATCTGCTCTCCATCGGAACAGGAGCCAGCGCTCGGGCCTTCTGGCTTTGCCGGGTAGTCAACCCAACAGTCTCGGCGCAAGAAGTATCCCGTCTTGTCGATGTGGCAGACGCGAGCTTGGACATCGAGAAGTCGATAGTTTTCTTTTGGCCTGCCATAGAGCATGTTGCAGTACACGAGATCGAGTTTCTCTGCGCGAGCTTTCGTGAGCATTCGTTCTTGAAACACGGGAACATAATACGAGTCGTCCGAAGGCATACAGACGAACTCTCCTTTCGCTTCGTTGTGGACTACCCACTCTGCAGCCCAGTACGAATCCCAGCCAGGGGAAGTGGCCTTCGTTCTTGTGTTCGCATAGCGAGCCAAGAACCGTTGTGCAATGCGGAAGTGTTCAAATGAAATCAGTGGGTCGATCGCATTGTCCGCAACGATGATTTCGTAATTACCATCCGTCTGCAGCCTGAGAGAAGCTAGGCAACAGATGAGATGTTTTGGACGCTCGAAGGCGCTGACGATGTAGCTGACTGCGGGCATTTCGGAACTCCTCTCCGAAACCATGCTTCCCAGATAGGCCAGAGACTTTTCCAGTTGAGATGTTCCGGGAGCATAGGTTTTTCTGGATCGTTGGCGAGGAGACTGACAACAGTCGCCCAATCTTCCGGTCGATAGACTTTGCGAACGCAGTTGTAGATGCCCTCAAATCTGTATGCGACTTCCGGCACCAGCATGTTGACTGGCAAATGTTCTGCAGCTCCGCCATAGAAACCATGAATACAGGGCGTACCGCACGCTAGACTCTCGAAGATCGGATAGCCGAATCCCTCACCATTGCCGATGCCCAAAGTCACGTCGCACGCAGAATAGAGTCGCGCCATCACATCGTCAGTTAAAGTTCCAAGAGAGATCAGGTTGCCGCTGCTCAGTCCGAAATCTGAAAGCAAATAGGGAATTGACCAGTGCCGGTCAAGAACGTCGGTGTGAATCCAGATGCGAACCTTGCGCGACTTGGCAAGCTCAGCGCAGGTTGCGATGCCGAGGCCGTAGTCTTTCCGCGCTTGATTGGTCGCAACGATTCCAATAAGAAATTCGTCGTCCAGGATCGCAACCGGCTTTCCGACTGCCATGTTGCCAAACATCTGACGTTGCCTTGAGCGGGCGCGAGGATAGAAGATACTCGTATCAATGCCGTGGGGGATCTGGTCGAGGTTGTCGTGTTTAATGGGCAGGCTGTTCGCAACAATCTTCCTTGCCCACTCCGAGTAGCACAAAATTCTGTTGTACCCAAGGAGACACTCTTTCAACATGATTGAAAGCCTGTCGTTTGGTCCAGTCGCATCAATCGGGAAATATCCCCAGCGCTCAAACGGAGCTTTCTCAAGGAACTTGCGAATGCGAGTGTCCGTACACACTTCCGGCCTCGCCAGCCACAGCATCCGGTGAGCATCGTAGATGCTCATAAAGATGCCGCGCTGTTCGCCAGCGAAGTCATCCCAGATTTCGGGCAGGTCGCGGATAACCCACTCGTTGTTCATTGTCCAACTATATTGCGGCCATGGGAACTTGCTTGAACCTGCTCCCCCGTATCCAATCGTTGCGACTTTGAAGGCATCGGAAAGATTCGCGTGAATCTGGTTTGCCAAGTCTCGGGTGATCCGCGCTAGACCGGTCGGCGCGGAAACTGCATCGGAAAAGATCAGTAGGGGGATTGGCTTCATTTCTTTGGCACCATGATTTTGTTAATCAACTCTTCGCCGGGATTCGCCGTAGCCTCATAGCCTTCCTGCACCAGAAAGCTCTCGGCGCGATAGCGCTTCTTCTTGGCCTCCATGTAATCGAGGCAGTGAAGCGCCGACTGTGCAGCTTTCTTGTCGGCATTGCTTTTGTGCGAGGAGATTAAAACATCCTGCAATTGCTGGCGGAGGCGCTTACGGACAGCATCCTCGCGCTCAAGGTAGGCATGGTCTTCGGCTTCGTTGTCTCGCGCAGCCTGCTCGCGGAGACGCTTTGCCCACAGGTCGTATTCCGAAGCATGGTGAATTTCGTGCTTCAGGTATCCGCTGTGTTCAAAGGTTGCCGCAAATGAATCATCCATACAGAAGCAGAGAATGCGTCCAGTATCGATGTGGGTCAACACGCACACTCTCTGCTTCTGCTGGATTTGTACCGGCGTTCTTGTGCCGGGGGGAAGAATTAG